AAATGTACCTTCGAACCTAAGAAGCCGCGTTGCGCCGAATCGCACCCCGATTACGAAGCGTTCAGAATGTATAATCCGCAAAACGAAGCGTTACTGAATTTGGAAACGAAGCGTATGCAAAAATAAAACGAAGCGTACCAAGAAAACGCTCTTGGGGTGATACAAAGAAACGGCATTCGGACACCATTAGAATGGTATTCGGATGCCGTTTTATCATGTTTCCACATGTAGGCCACTATACGTTCATATCGAACTTCACGCCTTCGTCACCATCGAGCAGGGCGCGGGTGCGGCCGATGTTGTTCTCGTAGACGTGGACGTTGCCAAGGAAGAGGGTGATGGACTTCAGGGGCAAGTCTATCTGGCGCGACATCAGGTAGAGGTGGTAGATGTCAGAGGGCAGGCCGAGGTTGGCATCGGAGCTGCGCTGGTAGGCGGATATTACCAGCTGCCCATCGTCAATTTGGAACTGCACGAGGCTCAGGCAGGGTGCTTGGTTGCTCTCGGCATCGGTTGAGCCCAGGAAGAGGACGTAGTTCTTGCTGGTTCGCTTCTCGCGGTTGATGCGCGCGATGAGAGCGGGCAGCTTCTCGAAATATGTCGGGTAGCTGTTCACAAGGATGCTTCCGCAATAGTCCCACCACGTTATGCCGGCTTCGCGATATTTCGCCACATCGCGCTCGCCCTGCATGAACAGGTCGAGTTCGTTGCGCAGCTTGCGCCGTGCGATGCTGTGGCTTTCGAATGTGTCCAGCAGGTCGGCCGGGGTGAGTGTCAGCTGCTGGTTGAGAAGGTATGTGATGTTGCCCTTCTTGTTTGTCTGGCTGTGGCCGTCAGACAATATCTTATCCAGCAGGCTGTAGTATTTGTTCATTGCTTTCATTTTTCTTGTATAACATGATGTCTGTGTAATTGCTGTTGTAATTCATCGTGGTGTTCACTTCCACGCGGTGCGCACATTCGAACGGGTTGCGGTTGATGCGGCTCCGCCCTATCCATTCGCACAGCTCGATTATCTGCGACTTGTTCGAAGTGAAGTACACGTAGTCGTGGCCTTGCAGAACGGTGAGTACATCGAGGTAATCAGCCAGCCGCCACGACATGGTGTACGTGCCGACCTCGGTGGAGAGGTAGGGCGGATCAACGAGGAAGAGGACATTGGGCTTGTCGCGGTATTCGGCGAAGAGGGCCTTGTAGTCCTTGTGCACAATGGTCAGGCCGTCGAGGTAGCCGTCTGCACAATAGTCGTTTCGCCGGACCGTGTTATAGAACGTTTGCTTGACGAGTTCGTTCATATTGTTGGCATACTTCATAGAGAATAAGAGCGAGGGCGACAAGGTTATGTAGTCGACAAAGCCGCGCTGTTCCTCTTCGGCAATGATTTCCAATATCCGGTCGCGGTGCGGCTGGCGTATCACCTTACCACGCGGCAAACTCTCGGTGACTTCACGAATGCGGGCCAGCAGTGCATTGGTACGTGGAATGGCAGCGATACGACGATGATAGTTGTCGTAGTCGTTATATACCACCGTGGCATTCGGTTTTTCACGCTTGGCAACATGGGACAGTAGGCCCGAGCCACCGAACAGGTCGATTATCGTCACATCGTCGGGGTAATCTTTCAAAACTTGGCGAAATGCCTTAACGAACTTTCTCTTTTGCCCCATGAATGGCAGGGGTGCTTGTGAATAAATTGTGTGTGTCATTGTTGTTATCCTGAATTTTATTAGTATCTTTGTATCGGCAATCACTTATTAACGCACAACCGCGAAAGCGTGGACGAGGACTTACCCCCGACCACACGCTTCCGCGGTTTGTTATAAGTGATTGCCAGTTGCTTTTAACGATGGTCGGGGGCTTTTTGTCCCCAACCCATGCAGAACTAAGTCTGCAGTTTCTCGTATTCTTCCATCAGTTTGTCGGCTTCCGCCTTGCATTCCCGCCGATAGGCCATCAGCCCGTCGAACGCCTGCTTGGCAGCCTTGTCGGTGGGGCATGCTACATATTCGCACAGCAACGCCTCCACCTCCTCCTGGCTGTATTTCAGCCTGACAAGGGCTGCAATGATCTTGTCCTTGCAAAGCCCACAAGCGATGAGTTCTATGGGTTCCTCACATCCAAAAGGAAACAGGAGAACCCTTACAACGCCTCGTTCAATAATTCTAATGACCTTTTCCATTTCAATTTAAATTAAAAGTTACATGTGGGGAAGACGTACGTGCATGTTCCCCATTTCACCCATCCCCTTACAGTCCACTCCACGCCTACGAGCCTCTCTTGTGCGGAGGTTTCTTGTGAAGTTTCCAGCGACTTCACGTACACACTACCATCAATCACCAATTGCTCAATCAGGCCATAGGAGACAGCCGCTTTTAGAAAGTTCCTGTCTGAGGTATAATCATTGGATATGCTGACAAGTATGGCTTTTGCCTCCGCCGCTGATGGTAGATGCCATTTATGGGGTGCGAATTGGTTGGAGAGAGTCTCTCCCTTCAAAACGGTCGGAGAATAGGCATAGCTAAGACTGGCCGGCACATAGTAGACGTATATCTGATTTTCGTTGTGGTATTTCAAAGCACATCTTTTGACGTCTTCAAATTCTGAGATACCTGCCGATGCCTGCGGTACATCCAGCTTGTAATTTTCGTCCTGCAAGATGTCATTGCGCTGACGGATTATGCATAGGGTGTTGTACATTCCGTATGGAATCTTGGCTCCTCGCGGATAGTCCAGCAATGGCTCTTCAAGCGTCATCCAGTCGTCCGCGATTTCCGTTGGCCAATTCTTTTTCATGCCCCGCACTACGGAGATATCGCGTGCCGGTTCGCTAGCAAGCCTTGCCAGCCGGTCGATATAGTTTCCTGATGTGCCCCATGACGTATTAAACGAGTTCAGTCGTGTCAGTCCCATCATCCGCCTATCCTTCCCGTCCGCCGAGATATAGAAGCACACGCCAATTGGTGTCTTGTTCTTGTTGTGCTTGTCGCTCCAAGAGCCGTCCGCGTAGATGATGTCTCCCACCTGTGGAGCTCGCTTGTAGAAGTACACCGTCTCGGTGGCGGTGAGCTGTCGGCCGTCGTCCACAGTGACGGTAACCGCCACTTGTGCTTTAGCCGTTTCGTCCGAGCCGACACGCGTCACAGCCATTCGACCCGTACGCGCATCGATGGTGGCGTAGGGGTTAGCCGCCATGATCCATTCAACGGCGCGCACGCTGTTGGCGCGTACGTTGTCGGGCGAGATGTTCAGCCAGGCAAAACCCGCCTCTTGCACATATATGTCGCCCGAAATGGTCACCGAGTTCACGGGTATTCGCTCGTACACGATGTGCAGCGGGTTGCGGGGGTTGTCCACGTCGCCCCAGGCCTGCACGTAACGCAGCTTTGCGCGGAAGTCGGGCGTCACGCCACGCAGCGTTATTCGCCCACTGAGTTTTGCCCCTGCTGCGGCCAGCAGGTCAAGCGTATCAAGCGACGTGAGTGTTTCGGTCAGTCCGTCCATCTCTATATCGCTGGGCTTTGCACCGGCAGTATAGATACGCTGCAAGATGTCGAACCCGTTGAGCTTGCGGCAGGCAGAGTAGCGGAACTTCTTCACATTGGCAAGGCCGGCCAAATTCAGTCCGCCCGGCTCAAGCGCATCCAGTCCACGCAGCGTCAGCTCCTCGATGGTGTCGGGCAGCACCAGGCGCGTGAGCGTGCCATTCTCGGGCATCACCACACCCTTAATGGGCGTGCCAGTGAAATCCACCTCCCGCAATACGCCACTTCCCAACTGAATGACCTTGGCGAGGTTCTTCACGTTGCGGACGATGACGCGCCGGAGCATCACGCACTTCGACAGGTCGAAGGCTGTGCCGCGTTCGCGCGTGTTGGGACGTTGCGGCGCATAGTCCATCACCAGTTCCTCAAGTCGCCGCAAGAGCTGCATGTTTGCGTCGAATTCGAAGTCTCCAAGACCTTCAAGGCCCGAATACGTCACCTGACCGCCGACGCGGCGGGTAAAGGTCTTGATGTCGGTGATCATGTCGGCGTCGTCAATGTCGAACGTGGCGTTCTGCGGGTTGGTGAAGCCGAAAGACAGCAGGCCGTAGCCGCCGTCGATGTTACGCACGGTGGCGAAGTTGTTGGCACCCCACTGTACGCTGGCATACAAGGGCGAATAGAGCTTGATGGCAAGCCCCTTGCCCTGTTCGTACAGGCGCATGCGCAGGTTGTTCACCACGCTTGCACCGCAGCAGAACTTGCTGTCCATGTAACGACTACGCTTTTGCAAGAAGTACAGCATGAGCATGAGCTTATCGCCATAGGCCTTGGTGAAGTGGCCTGTATTGGCATAACCCATCGCGTCAGCGTTGTAGAGATTCTCGCACCACTGCCGCCAGAAGTCTGTGTAGCGGCGGAATATGTTGGAGGATTCAAGTCCGTTGTCGCGCATCGACTTGTACATCGCGGCCAAGTCGTCGCCCCAACACTGCCACACCAGGTCGACAAGCCCCGACAGGCGACCGTTGAATACGGGCGAGTAGCCCTCGTCCATCTTGGGCAGCCACGCATGGTTGTCGTTATCGTATGTTTCGCCGGCTATGGGCTGCGTCTTACCCGTGGTGGGGTTGTAGGCGTCGTTCCACTCCGCCCAGTATTTGTAGAACAGCGCGCCCGAGTTGTTGAACAGGCTCTGCGTATCGGTGTCGCGAAGAAAAAGGCGTGCGTGCGCCGTCTTAACGCTGCCGTCGGGGTTCAGCTCGATATCGTCGAAGGCTATGCTCATGTTCTTGTCGAGCGAGTCCATGCCGAGGAAGAACACACAGAACACAATGTAGAACAGCACATCGTCCTTCACGAGATAATCGCGGTAGGTGTTGACGAACCGCGCACGACGATATGCGGGCGTGTCGCGGTCGTACTGCACGCCATTGTACGTCACCGCCTGGTCGAGCAGCTTGTATTCGCCATGTTCCGCCTTATACCGCTCGGGCAGGTGCGGGTTACAGCTCACCACCCAGTTGTGGAAGCGGAGGATGACGGCCAGCTCCCTGTTGGCGGCCTCGATGTCGTCGGTGGCCGATTTCACCTGCCCCAGCTTGTTCTTCTTGTTGGTGGGCGATTTTTTCGGCACGCGCGCATAGTACATCGGCCCCGCGCTGTCCGTTCCGTTGCTCTGCCGCACCGTGCCGTCGGCCAGCAGCTCGTGCAGCGTCATCTCGCGGTTGAAGAAGTTCACGTTCTCGTCTATCTCCCACACCTGCGCCTTGGTATGGTCTTTCTTGGGGAAACCGAGGAACGATGCGCTGTACTTGTTGTTTATCATATTATATATGGAGAGGAAGGTGGGTTCCTTGGCCGACGTGGCCGCCGTCTTACGGAAGCCGATTTCCGACAGTCCGCTCAGACTCTTGCGGAAAGTTACTTCCTTGCCCTGCATGGCCTGCGCACGCTGGAACGACGTATAGAGGTCCATATCGTTACGCGCGCAGCCCAGCAGTATCTCTTGGAATAGGTTCATGGCAAGCACGTTGAAGATTCCCTCGGAGCTGGCAAAATTCACCTTGTGCACCATTTCCTTCTCACCCTCAGCCACGCCGCGCGTGATGCTGTACGAGGTAGAATGTTCATCGCTGTGCCCTGGGTCGAGGGTCAGCGTCACTGGGTCGCCCGAGAACGTCTCGAACACCTCCGCCCAGTTCTTGTAAGGTAGGGGATAGCCGTTCGAGGACGTTCCGTCGGCGTTGAAGGCGTGCGGTCCAACCTTGAACGGGGCACCAGCCCAGCCATCGCGCGCCTTGTCCCATTGCGGGTTGAGGAACTCGGTGGCGGTGATTGGCACGTTGGGGTTGTTCTTGTTGTAGGGCAGGGCCTCGATGTCCCACACGGCCACGGGCGTGTCAGGCAAAGCTTTGCGCACCTTATTATAGGACACAATTTCATCCGGATTGTGGATGTCGCCCACACTGTTGAGAATGTCATTGCGCTTGGCGATGCTCACCTTTCCGAATCGTACGAACCGCCCTTCGCGGTCGGTCACGTCCTCAATGTCGGGCGTGTCGTAGGCGTAGTTGCCCACCATCTGGGCGAAGTTCAGGGCCTTATCGTACATGCGGATGGAATACAACTTCACTTCCGCCTGCGGACTGCCAATCACGAGTTCCTTGGGTGCGCCCTGTTTCCACGATGCCGTGGCATAGTCGAACATGCGCACGATTACACCGTTCATGTAGAGGTAGGCCAGGTTCACGTCCTTTTCGGCCACGCTGCCGCCGCCCAGATTGTTGCGCGTGTGGGTGGTGGTGCCGTCTATAACGACGCCCAGGCGCACGCGGCTCTGCTCGGGGAAGTAGGTGATGACGTTGCCGGTGCTGCACCCCATCTCGATGCGGTTGACGTACACGCGGAATCCAGTGTTGCCGTCCATGCAGTCGACGATGACGGCATTCTCGTCGGAGCAGATGCCGCTTTCGAATTCCAACTCGATAGTGCGGCCTTGCTTGTTGCCATTCGCGCCGAAGTCGGATGCGAAGGGCAGGAAGTCTTTCAGCGTGACGCTCTTGCCGGCTCGGATGGTCATGCCCTGCCCGTCGATAAATCCGTTGTTGTCGTCCAAGCGGAAGTTGTCGGAGCGCACCAGGCGCGCCGTCTGTTTCCCGCGGTATATGGCCACTATGTTCTGCGCGCTTTCGTCACCATTGGCACGCCCACGCATGGGCAGGTACACCTTGCACTCATCAGCAGGAGTAAGGTCAACGCCCAACCCCTGCACCCTTATCTTGCACTCGGCCGACACGCCGCCCACGGATATGCGCACCGTCACCTCGGGCAAGTACTCGGCCTCATCGAACGCCACATTGAGCGTCTGCAGGCCACTGCCGTGGTCCGGGTTCAGCGTTACCTGCTGGACGGAGAGCTGTCGCACGTGCTGTCCGCCACCGTACAGCAGCTCGGCTTTCACCGATACGGCCGTACCGGCATCCTCGTCGGGAAGGTAGAAATAGTATGGCAGCCTTGCTACACTGAACTGGCGCGCCGTAGTGGGGATGCCCTTACCGAAGCAGAGTGCGGCCACGCTACCAGGACCGGAAGAGGCCTTGATGTAGGTGGTGGTGATGTCGGGCGTGCGCAAGCCAAGTTCCTTGTTCTCGGCCCACAGCGTGATGGCGTGCGCTCCGCCGGCGTAGCGGTCCTGTTCGTCGATGACGAACTCGCCCGAGGAGTTGTGGATGCTCTTTGTTAGCGTGTCGGTTCGACTACCATCCTGTATGCGGCAATACACCGTGGCTGGCACGCCTTGGCACAGCACGCGCAGCGACCAGCGCGACGTCTGCACCTGGCTCTCGTCGTATGCGGGGTCGAACTCCAGCGTGAGGCTGTATGTGTTGATGTTGAAGGTGAATACCTTCTCCGCGCCGTGCGCATTGGTGACACGCAGCTTCACCTCATTGGTCTCGGCCGTGAGTAAGTCACCCAACTCGAAGGTGTAGACATTGGCCGTAGCCGTACCGCTGGCCTTGAGCTGGCGCGTCAGCGCGGGGGCTGCCACGCCGTTCACCTCTACTGTCGCCGTGCCGTCCTGCGTGTCGCGGTCGGCGGGGTTGTCTCCCCAGTAGCAGTTGTATGCCAGGCTCACGGCGTTCTGCGCACCACGCGCCATGTTGGCGGCAGGATAGCGCGTGATGACGGCGCGCATGGTGTAGCTCTCCACTGGCTTATTGCTGTAGAGGGAAAACTCGCCCAGCACGCGGTCGGCGTTTGCCGTGCGGTCGGCAAACCAATCGGCGTACGCGTGCTCGTCGCGGAAGAACCGTATCGTCTGCAGCGAGTTCTCGCCGCTTTCAATGTTCACGAAGCCGAACTTCGCGCCGTCGAGCTTCGATAGGTATTCTTTCAAGAATTCCTCGACGCGTGAGCCTTTATAACCATTCCACGCCGTGGCGAGGTCCGTTATCTTCTTGTCTATTCCTTCTGCCATTGTTTATTTCCAGTTTTCGTTGTCAACCCAGTTCTTTTCGCTAAGCCACACGCCGGAGCCAAAGCAGCTGTGTATGGCAGTCCACACGAGGCGCGCCCCCCGATATACGGCGGCTATCGCCCTTGTTCCGTAATGCACGGCTGCTGTTTGGCCGTTACCCTTGCGTATCATTGTCTCATTCCTCTACGAAGTAGCATCGGTCGGGGTCGAGTTCCCCCGCCTGCAACTTCCGGTTATATTCTTCTTCAGTTACGAAAGCATGCTTGAATCCCTCGACGCTGCCGATATTGCCCTGCATGTCGCGGATGCTCTGCCTGATGGACGTCAGTTCCCTGTCGCGGGCTGTGGCTTCGTCCGCCACGGCCTTGTTGGTCTCGCGGCGCAGGACTTCGGCCTGCTCGGTGAGTGCCTTGTCGCGGTCCTTGGTCTCATTTTCGATTGCACGCTGCAACGCAGCATCCTTGTCGGTCCGTTCCGTTCGCTCGGTGTTCAGGTCGTCGGCCAATTTCTTTCCTTTCGTGCCTGGGTACGCCTGCCCTTCCGACTCGCCTATGGCCACGCGGTTGAGGTTGCCGATGAGTTTCCATCCAGGCGCGAGATACACATAGATGGTGCCGTTATCGGGGCTGTCGGTGTCGGCATGTATGGCCACCAGCTGCCCAGCCTTGAGCGGCTGGTGGTGCGCGTCTTCGGGGTTGGTGTCGGCCTCCATCTCGGCCTTTGAGCCATACACCTTGCTGACACGCAGGCTTCCGGCCGTCTGTTCCACGTCGGCCAACAACGCGAGCGTGTCGGCGATTAAACCGCCCACCTCCTCGGGGGTGATGCTGCCCTCCTGCGTCTTTTCGCGCAGAATTTTGGCGCGGGCTTGGAGTTCGTATATCGTCGTCATAGCACTATTTCCAGATTGATTGGACAATCGATGGGACGAAGGTCATCATTCTTGGGGGTGAACGTTCCTACGCCATGTGGTTGTTGGCGGTAAGTGCCTATCACTTGTCCCTTGTGCCTGACTTCGTAGCTACTTTTAGCCAGCTTGACGGCCCACGAAATGTTCAAGTCGAAAACAGCTTTGGCTTTACCATACAGGTACGCTTGGTCCGTCGACCATTCCTGGTTCTGACTATTGATATTGATCTGTATGTACTTTTTCTGGTTAAAAGACCTGTACCTAAAATATCCTTCATACCCATTGTTGCCAAAGATAGGTGCGTAGTTCCATTCGCCCTCGGTCACAACCTTTCTCAGCAGGTCCGACAGCACTGGCAGCTCGCCCATGTCGTAGGCCTCTTCCGCTCCCTCCTTTGAATAGCTGAACGTTACGTTCGTCATAGCTCGGCAATTGCGGTGCTGCCCGTCGGCAAACTCCCGATCGTCAGCGTTCGTCTTGTTTATACAGGCGTATATGTTATCGCCTGGCGTACCCACAACCGGTGTGTCGCCCCATTGCACCAGCTCGCCGCCAACAACCATTGCCCCAGCCTTCACCATCAGGATGGCTTCGCCACCGTTTTCCTTCTTTCCAACTGTGTCCGGGAAACGAGCCAAGTATGCCGGTGCACCCCCTGACAGGAAGGTCATCACCGTCTTGAACAGGTCCATCATGTTGTTCTGCAAGAGTTGCAGGTCGTCGAGGTTAACGGGCATGCCGCCCTCGTTGAATTTAATCTTATTCATACTCGTATATGATTATGGCATAGCGTCGGCCAGCCGGTTTGTACATTTCAATTATGCGTATTATCTCGGCAAGATGTCGACCCTTGTGCCGGTCTTCTTCTGCATTAAGTGACGTGGCAAGAAAGTTGGGCACGTGCACCGTGAAGTTGGGTCTCAGCGGAACTTCACCATCCATCCACAGCGTTAGTCTCGGATTGAAGAACGTGGATGGCTGTCCCTCGGAACGAAAGAATAATATAGGGTGCCTGTCATCGGGTTCGCTCTCGATGTATATCTGCCTGTTTCGCAAGAAAAAACGACGGTTGAGCGCGCGTTCGATATCCTGAACGCTGGCCGTGATGTCGAGCCTTTCGGCCACTTTCTTACGATAATCCGTGAAGAGGCGGTGCAGATAGGCCAGGGGAATGATAATGATGCGAAGCAGTGCCACCAGCACGCGGCTTCGCAGTATGGGCGGCAGCAGCTGAACGGCCCATCGGGTGAAATCTACGTCATACCACATATCTTATCGAGTTTTGAAGTCCCTCGGCGGTAAAGCTTCCGCCAGCCGCCGTATAGTTATTGCCTTGTATGGTTCGGAACGCGGCCTCTCCCTCGGCACGGCATTCACATCCTTCGAGCGTCACGTCCACCACGCCCTCCACGGCTTGGATGGCATCCACCAACCGTGTCTTGTTGAATACGCCGCCATAGGTGATATTGCGCAAGTGCTGGCGTATGGCGTCCTCCACTGGGCGCGAGCCGTCGGCCACGCGTGTTCCACCGATAGAGAGCACCATCGTGTCCACCTGTACCGTTGCCCTTATCACCACCTTGTCGGCGGGAAGAGAACGCACGTTTAGTATCACGCCCGCTATCTTAACGCGGTTCATATACTGTTTGAATGCCGTTAGAACATCGGCAGGCAGCGGTTCGGGCAGCCCATCCTTGTCGGCAGATGCCAGTATTTGTATGCTCGTGCCGCGGTCGCGCACGGCCACGTATCGCACCAGCCGTTTCTTTTCCTCAATGGTGGGGTAACGCCATTGCGAGGTTGTATCGTCGAAGACTAGGGCGTCGCCGTACTGGAACTGCCGCGCCACCTTATAGTACCACGGCACGCTGGCTACCACGGCGCGACTTATCTTGTCGTCCACGTCCAGACGGTGGCGGTCGAACAATGCCTCCATCACGTGGCAGCAGGCGGCCACGATGAAGAACAGGATGTTCTCCAAGCTCACCGCCGAGAAACTGCCCTCGAAGGTGTCGCCCTCCGCCAGTCCGTATGCCTCGCGTAGCGTGGCGTTGGCCATGAATGCATCGGTCATCGTGCGCTTTATCTCTGCAATGGTTCGTGCCATAAGTCGCTAGTTGAATGTGTCGTTGAAAGTCTCATTGAATATGCGCGCCCTTTGCCCGCCATCACCGCGCAGCGTTGCAGGGGCCATGCCGTGCGCCTGGCAATAGCGGCGCATGGGGCGGTTGTACTCGCCGTCGTGTAGGCGCAGGCGCATTCCCGCAGGCGGTGCTTGGCTCACGGCCATGCCGTTGTCCATAGCCAACCGCACCACCGCCTCCAATGCGCCGTATTCCTGTACGGCGATGTCGGCCAATGTCTGGCCGTCCCTTACCGTCGTTTCCATAACTTGCGTGCGAATAGTATGAGGAACAATATGAAGGCTATCCACCCCACGATGTCCATTATCGTACCTAGGGTAGGCCAGCCGGATTTCGAGTCCGTCGACCTTTCTTGCCGAAGGGAGGATATGTCCTTGTCGTGCATCCTGTCGCGAGTGGCCGTGGCCGAATTGTCGGCATGGGTGTCACGTGTGCGCTCGCTGGTGCGATATCGCTCGGTGGCGATCACCCTGCCCGAACTGTCCTTCACCAGCACCACGCTGTCGCGGATGGTCACGCTGTCGCGCGTGGCGGTGACGTAGCGCAGCACAACGCTGTCGCGCACAACGAGCGAGTCGCGCTGGCGAACGTCCACCTCGCTGTTTCGGATTATCGTCCGCGTCGTGCGGCACGAGGCTAGCAGCATGATTAATGCAAGTATATATAATAGGTGTCTCATTGCTCTTGGGGTTAGATGTCCTTATATTCTTTCTTTGCGTCGAAACAGGGGCAGGCCTTGATGAACTCCCAGGGCTCTATGATGCCGTTGTGATTCAAGTCCGGCGAGAAGTCGCGATGTCCGCGTATCTCGGCGGCCGGATACTTCTTATGAAGCATGCCCAGCAGTTTGCGCAGGGCCTCTTTCTGTTCCGGCGTGCGCGTGTCGGCGTACTTTCCCTTGGCGTCCAGTCCGCCTATGTAGGCCACGTTGATGAGCATGTGGTTGTAACCTTTCACGCCGTTGCTCACTTTCTCTTCACCAAGCAGCTGGGTTATCCTACCGTCAACATGCACCACATAGTGGTACCCTGGTGCCTTCCAGTCCAGCCTGGCGAATTCCATCATCAGTTCCTTGATGGTGGTTCGCTGCGAACCACCTGTGGCATGCACCACGATGTACTTTATCGTTCTCATTTTCTTTCTTTATGTAATGTGTCCAACGCCTCTGCCACGTCTTCGGGCTTTACGTTAAGTTTACTGGCTATCTCTCCTGCCAGGGCCTTTTTCAATATATTCAAGAAAGGCATGTGGGGGAAACAAATCAGCATACTGGCGGACATGCTCCACAGTTCCACCAGGATGATGCCGATACAGATGATACTGGTGGTCAGCCCCGCGCTAGCCCCCACCAGCTTGTCGATGAGGATGAAGGCGAAGACGGCCGTGCCATATACGGCCAGTTTCGAGAACGTGTCGCGCGCCAGTTCGCTCAGTGCGAAACGCTTTTGTACCAGGCTTGCAGCGATGCCCCACACGGCATCCAGCACGATGGCCATAACCGTAAAGCCCACCATCTTCTCATAGCCGACGATGAAATTCATAATTAGCAAGGCTGCGCACAGCAGCCACCCCCACACGGTGGAGAGTGCCTCGGAAAGTTTTTGTAAGAAATGTTCTATCATGTTATGTTGTCTTTAATATGTTGCGTCGATCTCGATGCCTTTCGGCGTAATTCTAATGTTGTTCACCCGTTGGCGGTCCATCTCCAGCTGTTCGCGTATCAGGGTGCGCCAATATAGCGGGTCGTGGTCCATCAGCATGTCGGCGATGCCGCAGCCCACCGAGGGGCGTTCTTTCAACTCACCCTTGTGCAGGGCGAGGATGAGTGCCTGGTTCTGCCGCAGCATGTCGCCCACTTGCAGCCCAGAGGTTATCTTGCCTTGTTCGTCGCGCCGCACGCGTATGGTGGGGGCGAAGTTCGTCAGCTGTATGCCGTTCATTGCCTAATGTTTTATTGTCGTATCTTCGTAATCGCTCTTGTTAAGCTGCTGTGCCGGCTTGAGCGGTGGGCCTGTCGGTCCGTGAAAGCCTTGGTGGGTGTGGGCGTTGAATGCCTGCACCAGTTCGTTAATCTTTTGCGTTAGCTGCTCAATGTTGATCAGGCCGCCCAGCTTGCCGCCGTTTATCGTGATGCTCTCCGCGTGGTCGATGGCCAGGACAACGAGCTGTGTCAAGTCGCCCGACAGGCTGCCGACGATTACCGCGCTGCCTATTTTCGGCGTTACGAGCATCTGCCCGCCGTCCGCAGCTTCCGAAGCGCGCAACCGCACGTCGGGTACGGCGATGCCGCCAATCTCCACTTCGCAAGTCAAGCCGCTAACCTTACGCACGATGCCCTGCATCAGTGTGATTTGGGCCTTGCCGGCTGCGCTGCGCACCAATTGCGCCAGTTCCTTGTAGTTGTCCATGTTGCGTTTAGCTTAACCTGAAACCTAATTCAATCTTACGCACCCCACCATTCTCGGAAAATTCCGTGGTGACGGCCCGCACGTAATATGTGCCGTCCTTATGCGGATATTCGGCGTCGTGCAGCGTGGCCGTATCACCCGGCACGCATTGCGGAACGAGCCATGTGGTAATGCTGCCGTCGTATCCATCGAAACTTTGGCGGCGCACTTCGGCCTCGCCTCGTGCCTGCATCGATGCGGTGTCCGAGGCATGGCATTTCACCTCCACCTTCTCGCCGCCCGTGCTGCCCACTTCCACTTCCTTCACCTTACCGTCGGGCATCAATGCCTTCACCACCACGCGCACCTTCTTGTCTTCGGCGCGCCGGTAGGTGAGGTCGGCATCCTCCACGTTCAGGGCGAAGTCGTAGCGGAGTTCCTTGCCTGTCACCTCGCCTGGCGGATGCACGTGCAATGTGGCGTCTTGCAGGTATATGTCCGCCCCGCACTCTTCCTGCACCTTCTTCAGCACGTCGTAGCCGGTGGCATCCTGGATGACGAACTTGGCGTAGGTCCAAGTGTATGAGCAGTTCACCTTGTAATCACGGTCAACGCCCTTTATTACGTGGCCTAGCAGGTCGGCCAGAGAAACGCTCTTCAGCACGGCGTTGGGAATGTCCTTCCTAAACGTGAATAAATCGTCCTCACAGAACAGTTTGATGTCGCCGCCATCTGTGGCTATGCGTTGCAGCCACCCGCGGAACTCCTCCACCAACCCCGTCTCCTTGTATCCGAACTTCACCGTCACGACATCGCCACGCCTTATGCGGCTCTCCACGTCGAGTGCCTGGTTGAGCTGGGCCGCGGGCAGGGTTATCTCGCAAGTGTCAGCCAGCAGTTCCACGCTCTTGTGTACGCTCACCGCGGCGAGCATGCCCAGCTTGTATTGTCCGATGGTGATGTCGTATGCCATTGTGTACATATTTTAAAGGTGAAAGGGTGAAAAAATGAAAGGGTGAAAAGATGGCTCGCGCCCGCAAGGCTATTGGCTTAACTCCTTAACTTCTTAACTCCATAACTCCTATCAGACCTCCAACAGCAGCTTGTATATGTCATCACTGTACGCTCTGATGGAGTAGTTCTGGTTGGCTTCGCCTGCCGTGAAGGGCATTTCCCAACTCTCGATGACCAGGCGAGATATGCCGAACACCTCCAATAAGGGAGACAGGGCCGTGACGGAGGCCGCCTCGCAGAAGTTCTTGAGCCTGGCCACGTCGGCCGAAGGGTATCGGCCGTCGGTGCCGATAAGCACGCCCTCGATGGTGATGTCATAATCGTCTTGTGCCCATCGTTCCTTTATCGAGCCGCGGATAACGCCCTTGTTCACCTGCCGCCGCTTGATGATGTGCCTGCCCGTGATGCTAATCATCGGCTCGAAAGGCAACAGCCATTCTTGTGCGCCGGCTTCTTCGAGTTTCAAACTCAACGGCATTGCCATCGGCAACCCCAGGGCGTTGGTGCGCACCAGATCGGCCAGTTCTGCGTCGCTCATGGTGCGGAGTGCGGAGTAGTCGCCCTCGTCAACCTGGCGGATGTCCGCATCGCGGAACAGCCAGTAGGTAGGTATCTTGCCGCCCGTTATGCGTAGGGCCATGTTTTCTAGTACGAAGCGTGTTACGTTGTTCATGTGCTGATGAGTTTACTGGTTTATCCGCGGTCGGTGCTGGTGGCGATGGCCAGCGCGCGGTTCATGCTTTGCACCACGATGCGTTCCAACTCGGCCGTGTCGGCCTTATCCGTCATGTGCACGTGCAGCGTGTCGAAAAACTTGGAGATGTTCATCGTGATGCTGGTGGAGCGTCGGCCGCCTGTGGCGATCTCCTCGGCCGAGCGGCGGCCTTTCTTGCCCTTGCCCGCCTTGTCTTTGCCCTTACCTGTGCCGAACATCACGTCCCCGACTGCCGCACTGCCCTTGAGCCCTGGTGTGGAGAGGGCCGAACGCTCGCCTTTCTTCTTCTCCTTCTGCTTGTCCCTGGCGCGTTCGGTGGCCAAGTTCTTCTGGAAAGTGCCGCCGATGCCGCGAACGGTTGCTGCGGTATTCTTCACAAGGGAAACCGCGCTGTTTACGCCTGAGACGTTTTTCACGCCAGCGGCGAAGTCGGCTGCCGCGCCTTTGAAGTCGCCCGAGAAGAGTTTGGAGAACGCCTTGGACAGCAGGCCTACGCCACGGATGAGTTCCTTGATGCGGTCCACCACGTAGGTCTTAATCAGGTCGCCGAACTTGCGCCACACGTCCCACATGGTGATGAGAAATGCTCGGAAACCTGCGAACTTCGTCCAACAGTAGGCCACGATGGCGATGAGCGCGGCCACACCCACGACGATAAGTCCTATGGGGTTGGCCGTCATGGCCACGTTGAGCAGCCACTGCGCGGCCGTCCATATCTTCGTTGCCGCCGTCACCAGCGTGGTGATGGCCTGGTAGGCGGCCAATGCCATCGTGTAGGTGCGGAAGACGGCCCATACTGTGAGCACCGCACCGCCCAACAACATGAACGCCGTGCGGAACTGCACCACGAACCCGATGCCTGCGGAGATGGCCGAGAAAACGGCCTGAAAGACGGCGAACACCCGTGGGATGGCAGCGGTTATCTTCTCCACCACCTCGGCAATGGGCGTATTAACGCTCTGCGAGAGGTCAATAGCACCCTGTTGCACGGTGTCCATCAGCGTGCTCCACTTTCCGGCGAGCGTCTGGCTCTGCTTATCCATCATGCCGTTGAACTTGCCGCCCGCCCCCGTGGCGTGGGCTATGGCTTGTTCCACATTCTGGTACGTTATCTGCCCCTTGGCCATCTTGTCCTTGAGCTTGTCGACGGATATGCCGGTCATCTGGGACAGCTCCTGGATGGGGTTGAACCCGGCGTTGATGAACTGCAACAGATCCTGACCCATCAGATAGCCGGTACTTGACACCTGGCCCATCACCAGCGACAAGGCCGACATTTTGTCCTTATCACCACCCGATATGTCGCCCAACTGGCGCAGCAGCGGCAACACCTTGCCCGTCTCGACGCCGAAGTTGAGCATGGTTTGCGCAGATTTGGTGAGGTCCATCTTGCCGAAGGGCGAGTGGGCAGCAAAATCGTTTATCTGCCCCAACATCTCGGCGGCCTTACGCTCACTGCCCACCAGCGTGGTGAAGGACACATTCACGCTCTCCGCTTGCGCGCCCAGCCGCACCATCGCCCCGACGCCAGCACCTATCATCGTGTATGGGTTCATCAGGAATTGCATGCCTGGAATTGACATCAGCGCGCCCTTAAATCCGTCGAGCGAGAAGGCCTTCCGCAAACCACGCCCTACAACCGACGCCTTTCGGTTGATGGTATCCAGCTGCTGTTCGGTCTGCCTGGCCACCGACACGACATTGCCCTTGTCGGCGTTCAGCTTGATTAGGAATTTCAGTATATTATCCATCTATGCCTTTCGCTTTTGCTTCCGCTTTCCTTATCTCGCCCAAATACTTGTACGTATGTGCCCATTCATCGTCCGAGAGCGTATCGGGGTCCAAGTGCAGGTAATAACGCATCACTGTGTTGAAGAAGAGGATGTCGAACCCGTCGGACACGTCCACCTCGGCATCCTCTAGAGCTTTTTTATCTCAGCCTCCTTCACTTCCAGCACATCCTGCATTTTCTGTATGGCCGCCAGGAAGAGCGAGTCGTCGGTCTTGATATCTTCGTCCCCCGCCACCCAGAGCTGGTTGAGCATGGCTTCGCTCATTTTGATGGGGTCTTTCACCACGCTGACGTAGCTCAGGTTCTGGCGTGTGGGGCGGTGCAGGATGCAGCCCTTACCCTCGACGGTTATTTCGAAGAGTTCGCCGTGCTTGGCCTTCCACTCCTCTATCTGTTGTTTCGTACATTTCATAATCTCGGTGTTTGGGTTATGCCTGTTTCTTATCGATGAAGACGAAGGGGATGGTCTTTTCTTGGAACTTGTCCCCCTGTTTCCATTCGGTGTTGTCTTCTGTGAACTCCACGCCCACCAGTATGTCGGTGGTGATGGCGTCGCCGCGGGTGGGGTTGCCGTATGCCACCACCACATCGAGCTGGGCGGCGAGGATGTCGCCCTTAGCGGCCTCGCGCAGGGCGAGGTATTCGCTCTGCAACAGCGTTATCTCACCGCTGTAATCGTAGTTGCCGCTCTGCACCGCATGCGGACGGTTGCCCTTGGCGTAGAGCAGCTCCTTCTCCTTCTTGATGTTATACTTGATGCCGCGGATGCCGGTAACGGGCCGTCCGCCCATCACCACACTGATGTCCGCCCATTCATATTCTCTGCTGTTGAACATTACCTTTTTATTTAAAGTGTGAGGTGAGTGGGCACGATGCCCACCCACGAAATGTTACTTACCTGCCGTTTCCACCTGGAACCCAAGTTTAACGTCCACATAGCGGGCGTAGCCGAAGGGGCGCACTTTCAACGTGAGCTCCACGCGCGACGTGGCCAACACGTTCTGCTTGGGGTCGATGTAGGCCTTGCAGCCCGCACCGTCGGCATCAGCGGAGAGTTCGCCCTGCGCTGTCATGGCGCGGTTAACGGCATTTTCCATCATTTGCTGCCAGGCCATGATGATGCCGTGCTGCAGCGTGCCGTCCTCGTTCACGGGGAGCTCGTCGAGCATCAGATCGAGGAGCGCGGCATAGGCGATGCGATAGGCCTTATCGATGGTGCGCCGTGCGGTGATGTGGGCGTAGTCGTCTGTAGGCACGCAGGCCAGGCGGTCATCGGTGAAGAAGTAGCCGGCCTTGCCCACGTACTTGCGCGGGGTGATGTAGCCGGCATCGTATAGGTCGCTTACGGCCGAGGCGTTCTCCTCTACAGGCTTGTCACCCAGGTACATGGCGGTTGGTTTCAGCGCACCATCCTTAACGCGGCCGATGTTGCGCTGCACGGGTACGGAGGTCAGTCGCCCGGCCATTACGCCCACTGCCGCGCCCTCTGATGCCTTCACCGTGTCGCCGATGAGCACGCCCACGCGGTTGTAGGCCTCGCCGTGCAGGTCTTTCACCGCACCGCCCTTGTAGCCGCGCCCCTCGATGACGATGAAGAGCGGGGCGTAGAGCTGCGTCGTGGCCCATTGGGCCAGCTGCTGCGCCTTGGGCAGGGCGGTGAAGAGGTCATCATCCAGCCCGTTGGTGGTGAGGGTGGCCTCACGGCCGTCGCCGGCAATGAATATGCCGCGCAACGCACCGTTCTGCGCCGTAACGAGTTCCTTGACAACGCCCGTGTCCTTATCGAGCAGCTCGGTGAACGTCTTCGTCTTGTCCACAGGGAAGATGACGAGCTTCGTACCCTCCTCGGTCTCGGTGTAGAACTCCTTCACGTGCTTATGCAGGCGGGGGTTGTTCTCGGGGGTAACGCCCAGCTTGGCCAGCTCATCGAACGAATGCAGGGTGTAGGCCTTGTCCAGTTCCATATTCTTGGTAACGGCAGATGCGCCGCACACCAGGGCGAACAGGCCGTCGGGGCTCTCACCGACGGAGCCCAGCTGGCCGTTTAAAAACTGAATCTTAATTCTTGGTAACATAATTCAGCCCTTTCTTTACTTAGCCGCTTCTGCGAGCAGGTAAATACCCTTCTTGTCATAGCGGCGGACCGATCCGCCCGTGCGGAGCAAGAACGAATAAATATCACCATAGTACATGGGGTTGTTCGTCGAGTCGAACATCTTTACTTCGCCCAGTGCGCGGCTCACCGACTTGTCGTGCCATGCCAAAGCCGCGGCCAGCTCTCCTGCAACGGCATCCTCACCCCAAGGCAGTAGTGCCTTGTCGTTTTTCACACGAAGGACCTTACTGCGCTTCATGATGTTCAATCCCCATAGGTTGCCCAGGACTCCGCGCTGCACATCGGCCGAGTTTTGGAACATCCACTTGTCACTCTCCGATAGGTCGGCCAGCAGGTCGGCATACATGTGCGCGTCGAGCAGCAGGTAACGTCCCTCTTCAGGCACGTTGTCTGCGTCCATGCGCGTCATGATGGCCAATAGGTCATTCTTGGTAATACGCTTGCGCTTACCCGTGGCCGTCTCCGAGGTGTGAGCGTCGCGCTCGGTCGTGCCAGAGGTAAGCAGCACGTTGGACGCAGGTACGCCCTTACCCCAACGCTCGAGCAGGTTCTCGTGCGCAGCATTCTGCAGCTGAGCGCGATCGTTACTGATGATGGATGTACGCTTGTCGTACGAGAGCTCCACAGTGTCGATGTTCGGAATGTAGATAGGGTCGGTGGTTAGCTCGTCAATCTCGTATTCCAAATCGTTGTCTGTGCGCTGGTTCACCGATGCGGGCTTCACCGTTCGGTTCTTCTGAACCTTCGACGGCGCGCCGGCGTTGGGGATGATTACCTTATGCGCATGGACGAATGTGGAGTCGTCCACCGATTTTGTGGCGAAACTATTGTCGGGGTAGAAGTTCTCAACAAGCGTAGTCTGCCAGATACTGATATTCAATGCCATTCTAATGTCGTTTTAATGTTGTTCTAATGCTGTCTTATTCCTTGTAGTCCAAACCGAACTTTTCCTTATACTTCGCCTTGAACGCGGTGAGGTCCGCATTGCGCAGCTCAGAGAGCTGGCCTGCTTTGTCCAGTTCGTCCCAACTCTTGTCGGCCAGGTTGGCTGGCGAGGCTGAGCCCTCTCGATAGACGTCCACGATGCGACGAGAAGGCTGGGTCTTCATGCTGGCCAGCAGTTTCTCGGTATTTTCGCGGTCGGTCTTCATCAACGCCATGAAACTGTCCTTCTGCTCGGCGGTGATGCGTCTTTCGGCCACCGCCTTGTCCACGACGGCTGCGATTTCCTTATCCTCAACGTCCTGCAGCTTTTTCTTGTAGCCCTCCACGGCTTGCGCCAGTGCATCGGCCTTGGCTGCCTTGTTCTCCAATTCGCGGACATGCGCGAGTACGGCATTCTCGTCAGCCAAGTTGGCGAAGGAGGGAATGCCCGTTTTCAAAGTTTCTAGTAATGCCATTTCATTTCCTTTGTTTTGTGGCTGCGTTTGCAGCCTGTTGTTGAAATATGTATATATCTCATCGGTCGAGCCAGCGTTCACCGCCTCGCCGTCCATATCATATATCCCGTCGATGAGTTTCATCTCCAACGCCTCGTTGGCGTTCAGCCAATGGTCTTTTTCGTCGAAGTATTTCGCGAGAACCTCCTCCTTATCCATTCCGCATCGCCCGGCAATCATCGCCGCGAGGTCGCCTTGAAGCACTTCCATTTGTTCGGCCATGCTCCGTAGGTCAGATGCGTTGCCCCATGCGCCGCCGCTTACCGAATGCAACATCAGCTTGGCATATGGCGACATGTACAGGGGCTTGCCGCATAGCGCGATAATGCCCGCGATGCTCGCCGCCACGCCGTCAATGTAGACGGTTATGTCGGCCTTGCTCGTGCGCAGCGCGTTATAGATGGCGATGCCGTTGAATACGTCACCGCCGCGGCTGTTGATGCGCACATCGATTTTGGAGTACTGTGATTGCAAGGCCATCAGTTCGGCCACCACGCGCCCGCTGTCCACGCGCTGCCCGTCGCCAACGTCGCCGTATAGCAGTATGGCGACCTCTCCGTCACCTGGGATTATATTGAAGAATTTCTTTTGCACCGTATTTTGATTTTTCGGCAAAATTAAACTGAAAAAACGAACCCAAAAAATCGTAAAAATATGGTGTAATACGGAATGTACACCATTGCAATTCAGGCGTATATGATTAATTCGCAATTTCACCATTAGTGAAAAAAGGGGGAAATTTGCATACAAAATAAGAAATGGATGGCAAATACGAATATCGACAAGAAGGGCATCGCCCGGTCGCTCTACATGGACGGCCAATACACACAGGAGGAGATTGCAGACAAGGTGGGCACTACACGCCAGACGGTAAGCCGATGGATACGTGAGGGCAATTGGGAGGAGGTGAAGGCATCCGTAGCCATCACCCCCGCGCAGATCATAGCCCAATGGAACAGGCAGATAATAGAGGTGAACAATGCCATCGCCGCGCGCGGCGAGGGGCAACGATACGCCACGCCCGCCGAGGCCGATGCGCTGGCCAAGCTGGCCGGGGCCATCAACAAGCTGCAGAACGACATCGGCGTGAGCGACTGCGTATCCGTGGGCATGCGTTTCCTAACATGGCTGCGCCCGCTAGACGTCGAGGCGGCCAAGCAGTTCAACAACCTATTCGACGCATTCATTAAGGACCAGACAACACGAGGATGAAGACACGGCATACAGACAAGCAGGCATTGGAGCTGTGGCGCAGGTTCCACGAGGGGTTGGCCAAGGACGTGCCGGTGGACGAGGGGCTCTCGCGATATGAGATAGAACGCCGGCGTAAGGAGTTGGAACGCGACCCCGTGGAGTGGATACGCTATTTTTTTCCAACCTACGCCAAGTACGAGTTCGCCCCTTTCCACATCAAGGCCATACGGCGCATCATAGCTAATGAAGAGTGGTATGAGGTTCTTTCGTGGAGCCGCGAGTTGGCGAAGTCCACCGTGGTGATGTTCGTGCTGATGTACCTCACGCTAACCAAACGCAAGCGGTTCGTGGCCTTGGCGGCGGCCACCATCGATGCTGCCGAACGCCTGCTCGCACCCTACAAGGCCAATTTTGAGAAAAACCCGCGCCTGATGCAGTTTTACGGAAAACAGGAATGCATCGGCGCATGGACCAACACGGAATTCGCTTGCGCATGCGGTGCGAAATTCATCGCCCTGGGTGCGGGCTCCGCGCCGCGCGGAATGCGCAACGAGGCCATCCGCCCCGATGTGCTGTACTTCGACGACTACGACACCGATGAAGACTGCCGCAATCCCGTCACGCTGGACAAGAAGTGGCAGTGGGCCGAGCGGGCACTTTATCCCACACGCTCCATCTCGGAACCCACGCTGGTGCTGTGGTGCGGCAACATCATCGCTAAGGACTGCTGCATAACGCGCGCCGGTAAGCTGGCCAACAGCTGGGACGTGGTGAACATCCGCGACAAGCACGGGCGCAGCTCATGGCCGCAGAAGAATACCGAGGAGCAGATAGACCGAAGCCTATCGAAGATCTCGGTGCGCGCCCAGCAGGGCGAATATTTCAATAACCCCGTTGCTGAGGGTAAGATATTCAAGAACCTGCCCTGGGGCAAGGTGCCGCCATTGAAGAAGTTCCGTTTCCTCATCGGCTACGGCGACCCGGCCTATTCCGACAGCAAGAAAAAGGGCAGCTCGACAAAGGCTCTGTGGCTGGTGGGTAAGTACAAGGGGGTGTATTACGTAATTAAGGGCTTTCTCGCTCGCGAAACCAACGCCAACTTCATAGGCTGGTACTTTGAGTTGGACAAGTATGTGGGTGGAAAAACCAACGTGTACTGGTATATCGAGAACAACAAGCTGCAAGACCCATTTTATCAACAGGTGTTCAAGCCCCTGCTGCGCAACGAGTGCGCCAAGCGCAAGGTGCAGCTCTTCATTCGCGAGGACACGCGCAAGAAGACGGACAAGGCAACGCGCATCGAGGCCAACCTGGAGCCGCTCGACCGATTAGGTACATGGATATTCAACGAGGAAGAGCGCGACAACCCCCACATGCAAGAGCTCATCAACCAATTCAAGCTCTTCGAGCTCACCCTGCCTTACCCAGCTGACGGCCCCGACGCCGTGGAGGGAGCCGTTACGATGGTGGACCGGAAGACGGGCGAGCTGGAACCCACCTACACCATCGACCTTAACGATGAAGATTTGAATAAGGACAACCCATTTATGATATAACATGAGTAATTTCATAGACATAACCGACTACGACGCGAGCATACATCGCGAGATTCTCGACAGCCTGTTGCGCCAAGGCACGGCCGACTACGACCCGCAGATTGTGGAGATATGCGAGGACCGCGCCGTGCTGGAAATGCGGTCGTACTTGAACAAAAAGTACGACTGCGACAAGATTTTCTCCGCACGCGGCACCGACCGCCACGCCCTGGTGCTGATGTTCGCGCTGGACATCGCCATCTACCACATCTTCTGCCAACACAACCCCTACAAGATATCCAAGAGTAGGGAAGACCGCTACAACCGAGCCGTGGAGTGGCTCAAGGGCGTGATGCGCGGAGACGTTACTATCGACGGCGCACCGCTGCTGCCAGCCGAGGAGATTGAAGACAAGAGCCGATGGCAGATAAAGGCCGACGAAGTGCGCCCAACGCTCTTATAAGTGAAAAAACAAAAAATGGTAAAGATGAAGAACCTGAAACAAAGGCGCGCGCAAGGCCGCCGTATAACGCAGGGCGGCATGCTCGCCGCACCTGGAGAACGCCAGCCCGACGTGGTACTGCAGATGCCCGAGCTGTTCCACTTCAATTTGCAACACTACATGAACGCCGTCACCTCGGCGCGCGGCATCGATTACAGCAACCGCGTGCGCCTCTACGACATGTACGAGAGTGCGAACTTCGACCTACACCTTACTGGCGTGATGGCCAAGCGGCTGCGCGGCGTGACGCAGATACCCATCGAATTTCAGCGCGAGGGGAAACCCGATGAGGAGATTAACAGGCAACTGCGCTCGCCCTGGTTCAAGCAGCTGCGCAAGGAGCTTATCCTATCCGAGTTTTGGGGCTTCACGCTGGTGCAGTTCCGCACGGACGAAGACGGTAACATCCGTTTCGATAGTATCAGCCGCAAAAATTATGACCCCGTGCGCGGCCTTGTGCTTCGCCACCAGGGCGACATTGACGGCGAGCCCATAGAGCTGTTCCCCCATACGCTCTTCGTGGGCTCGGAGCGCGGGCTGGGCATATTCGCCGAAATTCTGCCCGCCGTGCTCTACAAGAAGGGCAACATGGGCGACTGGGCTAGGTTTTGCAACATCTTCGGCATGCCCATACGCGAGTACACCTACGATGCCGGTGACGAGGAGGCGCGCAAGACGCTCATCCGCGAGGCACGGCAGCAAGGCACGAACGCGGTCTACATCCATCCGAAGGACAGCGAACTGAAATTGCTCGAGGCAGCCAATAAGACGGGCAGCAGCGAGTTGTACCGCACGTTTGCCGAATACTGGGATTCGAAGATTAGCATCCGCGTGCTTGGTAATACGCTCACGACCGACGCAAAGGAAACGGGTACGCAGGCTCTGGGCACTATCCACAAGGAAGAGGAGGACGAGATGAATGCCGACGACCGCGACTTCATACTCGACATCCTCAATTATCAGATGCGCGACATCTTCGCCGAATTGGGGTTCAATACCGACGGCGGCGAGTTCGTGTACGCCAAAAAGGAGAAGGTGGACACCGCGCAACAGATAGACATCGTGCAGAAACTCTCTAATATGGGATTGCCCATAGACGACGATTATCTCTACGAGACCTTCGGCGTAGCCAAGCCCGAGAACTACAACGAGCTGAAAGCGAAGAAGGAAGAGGAGCGCGCAGCCATGCGCGAGCGGCTGGAGCAAGAGCCCGAACCACCGCAAGAGCCCGAACGCAAAGCCCCAACGAACGCCCTGCAACGTTTTTTCGGCCTAGCCCCGAGGCCTATCGGGGCGGACAACGACTTCTAATTGACAACCTCTACTATGGTGACGGGCGGTGCGGGTGCCACGCGCATTTCCACAACGCCGATGGTGGCGTGGAGGTTTCGGCCGACCTGCTGGGCGACTTCCTGCACACCATTTACGAGGGTTTCGACACGTCCGACGAAATCGAGCCGAAGATGTGGCGCGCGCTGCAGCGCACCATGAACGAGGCGGCAGCCGAGGGCCTGGCACGCGGCGAATACCAACCGCGACACAACGACCGATTTCTTGATGCCATGCGCCACGGCAACGAGGTGTTCGCGGCTTTCAAGGTGCACGCGATGGGCAAGGCGATGGCCGACAAGCTGCGCGACGCGAACGGCAACATAAAGCCGTTCGAACAGTGGTCGAACGACGTTCGTACGATTGCCTCGCACCACACGGGCGCGTGGCTGCGCACCGAATACAACACGGCCGTGCTGCGCGCTCACGCCGCGGCCGATTGGCAGGAGTTCGTTGAAAACCGCGACATCTTCCCCAACCTGCGCTGGATGCCCACCACATCACCCGATGCCGAGGCCTCGCACCGCTCATATTGGGAAAAGAAACTCACCTTGCCCATCGAGCACCCTTTCTGGGAAAAGCACCATCCACAGGACAGATGGAACTGCAAATGCATGCTCGAGGCCACGGACGACCCCGCCACGCCTGCCGACGTGGTGGAGGACATGCCCGCCCCGCAGCCGCAGCGCGGGTTGGACAACAACCCTGGCAAGGACGGGCATCTTATAAACGATACGCATCCTTACTTCCCCCAGAGTTGCGCCAAATGCCCGTTCCATAAGCCCAAAGGAATAGGGGCAAAGCTTCGCACCGTTTTCTCGAACCAAAAGAAAGATTGCTTTAATTGTCGCTACATAGATAAGGTGCTGCCAACGGACCACAAGGGAAGCATCACAAAGTACGACAAAAAAGAGTGGGAATACACGTACACTTCAAAAAACGGTTTCGTCGTTACGCAAAAAGAAAGAGTTAAAGAATCGGAGAAGAGCCCACAGGAGAAAGAAAAATATGAAAAGGAAAAGAATATGTGTAAAGTGATTGCGGACAATGGTCATATAGTGGAGCATCTTTCCGACAAAAAAGAGAGCGGACAGACCTACGACATTACGATTGATGGAACGCCGGCTGACTTAAAATGTATCACCGGAGGAGCTGGCAATATCGTCAAGTATGCAACAAAAGCACTGAGAAAGCAAGGGGGCAAAGCTGTTGTGTTCCAAATTCCGTCTCATGCGCAAGAATACTACAAGGCCTTTAATGATGCGAAAAACAAGCTTGAACACGAGGGAAAAATATACTTCTACATTGCCGAGGAGATGATATTGAAAGAAATAAAATAAGGCCGCTGATAAGCGACCTTGGCTGGTACAGGGTTTTTGAGGCCCCATCCCTCATCATTTCTGATGCATTGCAAAGATACGAATTTATTCGTTACGAACAAACTTTTTAACAAAAAAATAATGAACGCCAAGCAAATAGCCGACATCATCGCCCGAGCTCCGCAGCAGGTGGAGCAGGCCATGCGCTCAGACATCCCCCGCAAGGCGGCCGTCATCGCCAAGAACCACTTTCGGCAGAACTTTCGCGACAGCGGTTTCACCAACGGCGGGCTGCACCCCTGGAAGAAGACAAGGCGACAGGAGGCGGGCTCGCCGTACAAGCCGCTGACCTCGGCCACCGACAACCTGATGCGCAGCATAGATGCCGTGGCCATGCCCGGCGCGGTAATGGTTACCAACCCGCGGCCCTATGCCGCCATCCACAACGAGGGCGGAAACATCGGCATAACACCCAAAATGCGCCGCTATGCCTGGCACATGGTGTATTCGCTGGCCAAGGTTAAGAAGGGCGAGAAAATGCCGAAAGAACTGCCGCCGATGGCGCAGGCGTGGCGCGCAATGGCCCTGACGAAAAAGACGGCCATACACATCCCGCGCCGTCAGTTCATCGGCACGAGCCACGAACTTAACGTTAAGATACGCAAGATGATACTTAATACGCTAATTGAAATAGGAAATGGAATCGATACTTGTTAACATGATAGATCGCATAGCACGTGCCCTGCCTTGGGCACGCACCGTGGACGAAGACTACGGACAGTTGGAGGCACTGGACAACGAACAATTGGACATGTATCCACTGACATATCCCGCCATCCTCATCGACATGCCCGGCACGGAATGGAACGACACAGGCGACATCGCACAGCGCGGAACGTGCGAGGTACGCGTTCGTCTCATACTCGATTGCTACGACGATACCCACGCAGGCAGCCATACGACAGACCGCATCATGCAGCGCGAGGAAAAAAGAAAAGCCCTGCACGCGCTGTTGCAGGGCTATCGGCCGTCAAGCGAGGGGGCTTTGATACGTACCCGCTCGCGGTTCTTTACATTCAACCACGGTGTCAAGGTTTACGAGGCGACTTATACATGCGCCATCGCCGAATCTACTCGGGAAACAGCGACAATTGCGCGCACGACTCTCTCCGTGCGGCTGAAGACCTGAACCCCTGTCGTCGGCTCTTCTCCACGGCCTTACCGTCCACCGTGGCACCCTCCATCAGCATGCGCCGCACGATGCGCAGCGTGGTGGCCTCGGCTAGGAAGAACTCCTCGGTCGAGAGCTTGCGTATGGTGTCGTCAAAGCGAAGCCTTTTAACTTCGCTCCAATAGTAGAACCGCTCGAATAGTCTTCGGTCGCGCTCGTTAATCAAGTCCTTGTTTCTCCCTCTCGCCATAATCGTTGTGTGCGTTAACAATAATATGCAAATTTACGGAAAAGTCCCCGCAACAGCAAGCGTTGCGGGGACTTTTTTACGTTCAAGGGCTAAGGAGTTAGGGAGTTAAGCCGAATGCCATGCTGCTTTGTGGGCGTTAGCCATCTTTTCACCCTTTCACCTTTTCACTCTTTCACCTTTCCTACATTCTGCAAAAGCTAGGCTCAATCTTGCGCCAAACGCCCACCTCGTCGCGCCGGTGGAAGTAGAAGTTCTGCGCGTTGCGCTGAATAACATTGCTTTCCTTGAACAATTGCATGATCTCGGCGTATTCGGCATCGAATCGTGTTTCGAGGTCGTACAGTTTCGATATGCTCTTATAATCGAGGTCGCCGCTCTTGTTGCGCTCCAGCAACGTCATGGCAAGCTGGTACATGGGATCGTCCGTTCCCTTCTCCGTGCGCTGCACATAACGCTTCAGGTAGTCCACCAACCGTTCTGCTGCCATGTCGGCGCGCTCGTCAAAGCCCTTCACCTTGTTGGCGGCCACCGTCAGGCGGAAATCGGCGACGGTCATCGTGAAACCGCCCTGGCTCTCGCTGCGCAGCTGACCGTACTCGGCCATCACGTCGCGGAAGGCGCGGCTCTCGTTTTCCAGCCACTCGCGGAACTCGGTAACGGCCGTCACCACATCGTTCAGCCGTGCCTGCACGTCTTGTGCAAACTTCTCGCGCAGCTCCTCGTAGGCCTGTCGGCGGTTGTTCTTCTCCTCGTTGGCCTCGTTCTGCAGCGTGGCCAGCAATTCCTTCTTCTCCTCGGGCGAAAGGCCCTCAAGCATTTCCTTTTTCATTGTTCTTGTTGTTTTTGTTGTTAATCATAAAGTTGTACTTCACTTTCAGTTTGGCAGGCTGTGGCGGCGTGGCCGGGGGAGAGTTCTTAAGCCCGCCCTTGTTCAATATCGACCGCAACTTAGGCACTAACGCCTCCAGCTCGTCCATCGACAACCTGCGGAACACCTTGCCGGCGATGCGTGCGTCCGTGCAGAAGGCATCGACGTTGGGCCAGCGGGTGGTGTCTATGCCCAGCTGCTGCATGAGCTTGAGCACCGTGCTGCGCCGTTTCTTCAATTCTTGAGTAAAGGCATCGTTGTCCACCACGCGCTGCATGTCGCGCAACATCAATCCGTATTCCTCGGGATGCATCTGGCGCAGATGCTCGGTGCGCCCCTTGGTGTACTGGTACACGAGCGTCTCCTTGTCCGCGTAGGGCATGCGAGCGAGCAACGCGTAGAACTGGCGGTAATTATACTCGGGTGGCATAGGCTTGTCCTCCTTAATTAGCGGCTACCGCCACGCCTGCTCTTCCATCCAGTCAGCATAGGCCTTGCGCGCCTGCGCCACGCTCTCGACCACGCCTTCCGTCAAGTCGCCGGCCGCGAAGAGCGGCACGCCGTTAACGCCCACGTACATCAGGCCGTTATGTTCCATCAACTGTATGGTCTTGCGCGCCTCACGGTCTATTCGTTTCACGCGGCGCGCCTCCATTTCGCGGGCGCGGCCCTCAAGCCATGCTTGCAGGCGCACTTTCATTCTTTCGATTATCAGTTTCATCGTTTTTGCTTTTAAAATAAACTTAATTGGTCCCCTGGCTGCCGGATAATCTCCAGCCAAAAGTCGGGACTGGTTATGCTATGGAGCGTCTGCGGGTCGATGTTGTTGAACCAGTGCAGCCCATCGTCATGCCATTTCAGTGGAGAGCGCACCAAACGCGCCGAGATGTGGCAGTGAACAGGCCTTGGCGTTTCGGGCCTTCCCGTAAACCACGACGGGCGTGGACAGTGGCAATCATCAATTATTCCGGCAACCTCGTAAAGCCTGTCGACATAACATGACTCGTGCCCGACCCAATGCACCGTGAATTTATCTCCCTTGTGTATCATTCTGTTTCTCTGTCAGATAAAACCTAATCCCCATCTTCTCCGCCCGCTGTTCCAAAATGGCCGAACGGCACGTGTCGGGCGTTATCGTGGCATCCGACGATGCGTGGGCCACCACGTAACCACGTTTGCGAAGCTCGTGGCGCAGGTATATTTTCGCTTTTGGCGCCTTAACCACGCGTAGGGCGGTTCTCTGTTCCAGCCCGAAGGCCACGCGGCGGCGTTCGGCCATCACCATGCGCTTGCGTGTCTCCGCGCTCCGTCGGTACATTTCGGAGAGAGCTTCCGCCGACAGTCGGTCCTTATTTCCCATGCCGGGCTTGAACCGGTAGGCCTTGCCGTATTTCAGAAGATTAGCCTTGCCTGCATTACCCTGCCCGCGGTTGGCTCGTACGGCGTGCTCAACAGCATTGGCCTGCATCGCGCGTGCGAACTCCGCACTCTTTTCCAAACCCATTCCGCGTGCCAGCCGCACGGCAGTTCGCCGCGACACCCCGAGGTAGCGGGCCACGTCTTCGTTCTTCGTATGGGCGAAATGGCTTTCCATCCATGCCCGCTCCTCGTCTGTGGGTGTCATCTTGCCCCATCGTCCGCGTATCATGGCTCGTGCGTTTCAAACATCACCTCTATTCCGCAGCTGCTGGCCACGTCCAGTTCCAGCTTTGCCCCTTTGCTAAACTCCCATCCGCGCAGCATGTATATGCGGCCGCATTGCAGCAGCATGCCGATGTCCACGCGCATGTGGCGTCGCCAATCTTCACTGTCGGGCAGTCCGTTCTCGAAGGGGTTGACCGGGGTAAAGCCTTCCTTTCTCAACTTATGGGCGGCTGCTGCGAATGCGGCCTTGCGCTCGTCGATGTCGTGGTGCGCTATGGCACCGCTGATGTAGATCTTGTTGTTCATCTTCTTCTTATTTTAATGTTGTGAAATCGTTTTGGAAATATCCCTATTCTCACGAACCGGGATATTATTGCTACCTTTGTAGCGTTAAATCAAACATAATTAAATATGAGCATAAATAATCCTTTCTACGCGTTACTCTCCTCAGAGTACGCCAAAATCAAGTGTCCTGTCTGCGGCAAGTCGCCCAGGTTGGAAATCTCGTCTTATAAAGAGTTCAGTGTGAACTTTTGCGGACACCATGAGGTGGAGCCACTCATAGAGGAGGCCGACCAAAGGTGCGTTGCAAAATCAGGAGCAGAGGCCCCCCGAACCGTGCGGCTTGTCCCACCATCTAAAAAATAGCGTCATGTCGACGTTTATGTCTAGCTCCTGCTCCGGCAGGTCGGCGATAACCCCTTCCAGGTATGCCTTCAGTTCGGCAGATTTCATCGTCTTGTTCTTTTCCTGATAAAACTGGCCTGTTCTTCTCTTTCCCATAACTCCTTTATTTAATTGTTAATCCCATGTGCGCGGCAGGGCTATTCACTCCCCTCTCCCCGTGGAGAGGGGCTGGGGGTGAGGCTTCCGTTCCCATACCTCACCGCTCCCTCTTCCCACACGATGAAGCCTTGCCCGTGATGTTCGTTCTCGCGCCCCATACAGAGCGCAACGAATCCCGACACGCGTACCTTAACGCCGGCGATGTAGCGAAGACGAACGGCTGGCTTGCCCATCGGTGCGCTCTTGTGCTCTTGCGATACGTATATAAACGTCTTCTGCGGGAAACGCGCCTTCAGTGCCATTGCCTCTTCGTATGTCCATTCGGCCACCTGAAAGCTGTCTATCACCACGAAACGCGGGCTCTTGTGCTTGGCCAGCCGCTCGGTGAGTGCCTCTATCCTTGTGTCTTCGATGATGAAGAAGCGGCGGTTCACGTCCTCCATGTGGAAGAGTTGCAGGCGACGTTGAAACGACTGGCGTATGCCCTCCTCGCCGCTCACATACAGCACGCGGCCGTATTCGCACAGTTTCTTGGCAAGTTGCATAACGAACGAACTCTTGCCCTGGGCCGATGCGCCACTGATGAACCACAGCTCGTTGAGTGCAGGCCGACCGAACACGCGTTGCCACTCGCCATCCCAGGGTAGGGTCTTGTATCGTTTCTCGCCCACTTCACGCGGTGTGTATGCTCTTGTCCTGGCCATCAGTTTGCTCGTTTAAGTTTCTCTATCTCTGTGTAAACGCGACGCAGCCCTCCGCCCGTGCGGCGTACGATGGCGGCGATGTCCGTGCCACTTGGAGCGTTCACCTTGGCCACGATGCGGGCCTGTTCGGCTAGGAAGACGTCGCGCTCGCGCCCGTCATCGGGCGTAACCTTCGAGTAGCGGTCGCCGTATCGGCTCAACATTTCAGTATAGCCCACCTTCTTGCACTCGATGGAGCGGTTTATCTTCTCCTTCAACCCGTCGGCACCCATCATGTACCAGGCGCAGGCGCGCTCTGTGGCGTTCCACAAGGCTTTCAACTCGAGGAAAGCCTCGTATTGCAGGTCGCCCGCCTCGTCTAGGATGATGAGCGGCTGCTCGATTGAGCGTAGGTAATACACCAGGTCGTCGTACACGTCGGCATACCGTCCGCGGGCATTCACGCCGAACTCTGCTGCAATCTTGCGCACCAGCTTAAGCTTGGTCTTCACCTGGCTGCAATCGACGTACACCGCGTTGGCGTGGGTTTGTACGTACAGGCGTGCGGTGAACGTCTTGCCGATGTTGGGCATGTCGCACAATATGCCGCTCGTGCCGCTCTGCTGGTAGAATTCCAACTGCGCCATCACGAACTGGTATACCGGCGTGCGTGCCGCCTTCCACTCGATGCTGGCTCGCAGCTCCACGCCCAGTCGGCGGGCTATCGATATCCAGTTGGCGTCGCTCAATGTGCGGTCGGTCTGGCCGTTTTTCAGTGCGCTGTACACGCTCGTGCTTATTCCCAGGCTTGCGGCGTGCTTGGCGTCGCTCGGGTAATTGGTGCGGTTGGCGGCCACGGCTGCCAATATCCGCTGTTTGGTGTCTTGTGTCATCATCGTTATTCTTTTTTATTTCTTAGTTGATGAGTTCTTAGTTGATGTCTTTCGGGGCATGTTCTAATGCCGTTATAATGGGGTTCTAATGTCGGGCAACCCGACGTGTCTGACTTGCCTGACCAGTCGCGCTTCACCTTTTTATGTGGCATCCACGCCCGCCCTGCTCCAGTCTGTTGCCATTATCGGGGGCAATGGCAGTTCTTCCTCTGCCTGCGGCGTGGCCACTTCCAAGCCCTCCTCGTCTTCCACCGTCAGTTCCACCTTGGTTTTCATCACGCCCACGCGCCGGATGGCGTTGTCGGTTACGTATTTCCTGAATCCCGCCACCTTCTTCTGCTGCTCGATGAATTTCACCACGTCTTCGTCCGTCTGCTCGGCCATCACGCGATTGAAGGTTTCCACGCGCTCCACCCTATCTATATAACGGTCGCCCTGGTAGAGGTACACGTCCGTCGGCCCTCCCTCTTCATCCGGCAGGTAATAGGCCGTCACCTTGTAGTTGTTCGGAGCAAGGCGTTCCAGTGCTGCGGTGTTGCTCAGCCACCAGTCTTCGTGTGCCACGCGTACGGTGGAATTGCGGCGGATACTCGTCTCAACATGCAGCCCGATGTACCGGGCCAGCACCTTGTGGTTGAGCGGCTGCAGGTGTGGGTTGATGTTGGCGGCGAACACTTGCCTGCGTGTCATGCCTGGGTATCGCTTCTGGTCGGGGTGCAGCGAGTCGTTCCATTGCTCGTTGTCGGCGCGGTCGTCGGCGATGAGCTGCTCCATGCTGAAGTAGGAGCGGTCCTCATAGGTATCGTTCCATTCGTCGCTCACCTTCTTGCTCTCCGTCCGCCACTTACCTTTGCCGTAGAAGCGGCCGATGCCTTCGTGGTTGCGGTGTATCACGCTCCGTTTCTTGGCCCCGTTCAGCGGCTCGGCGTACTTCTCCTGCGAGTTCAGAGGAGCACAGAAATGCACGAATGAGAAAACCACACCCGGCTGCAGCAAGCCGTCCTTGAAACCGGCCATCAGGTGGTTTTCCACCTCCACGCCCAGCGGCGTTCCCAGTCCCTGGCGGTCGAGCAGGCGGAACATGTCGCGGAAGCACTCCAACACTACCCCCTCGTCCTTCTTGCGCCCATAGCTCGCACCCAACACGCACTGACTCACCATATCATAGGCGTAATAGGCATGCAGCCTTTGTTTCGTGTCCCTAAGCTTGCGCGAGAGGTCCACGTCGTCCATCGTAATCTGAGAGAGCGCGAAGCGGCCGTTATGGCGGTGAACGTGCGGCATTTGCTCGTGCATGAACGCGGTGTGACTCCGTAGGCGGTGCTCAATGAGCATCTTGTTGGCGGGCTTGTTCATGTAGTTCCGTATGGTGGCCACGCTCAGCCTTTTGGGTTCTCCGTTCTTCAACGTGAAATCGTCGGGGTTGAACAGCTCGCCCGTATCGGGGTCGAACACGTCCAGTTCGCCGCAGACGAAAGCGTTGTATTCCTCGAACACCTGCTCCGCGTATGGCTGGTTGCCCTGCACGGCAAGGCCCAGTATGAGCTGTTCCGTGCGGTGGTCCACAACTCGCGCACTCTGATTTCCGAACTTACCGCTTATCAGGCACGCGTAGCCCTTTTTCTTGAACTCCGCCACCTTTTTGCGGAATCGCAGGGTGGATGTGGGCAACGTGTGACCGTACTCTTGTTTCAGTACGTCGATGGCCTCGGCCATCATGTCCCAATCGTAGCCCTCGCCCATCACCGTGTGCTGTGCCTTCGCGCTGTTATACAGGGCCACGGCCGCGCTTATCACGCCCGCGTTCACGGTGTACTCCCTCACGTGCCGCCGCGGCAGCTCAACGCCGCATTGCGCAGGGTCGGAGAAGAAGGCATAGGCGCGCTGGTCGTAGTCGTAGTTTTCTCGCACCCAGTTCACCAGCCGCACGATGCGCAGGTTGGGATAGGCGCGCTTCACGGCCTCCTTCATCGCAGCCGGCAGCGTGTCCACGGCCACAAGGGCGTAGTTGCCTAGGCCGCGGGCGGTGCGGGCGATGTCGAGCTTTTTGCGTATCGCCATCTTCTTGTAGTTGGCCTCGCTCACAAGCCCTCGTTCCACCAGCTCCTTAGCAGGGATGCAAAGTCGGCCTTCGTAATACTCTACCATAGCCATGCGCCTCCCTATCTCAGCACCGTAACGCGTTCCGTGCCGTCCACCTTGGCGGCCAAGCGTTGCAGCTCCTCATAATCGTCTATCAGCCCGGGGCACTGCTCCTTCTTCACCAGACGGCCGTTCTTCTCAATCGTAACCATCCCGTTGCGGTACACGGTCATCACCGTTCCGCGGGGGAAGAACTGCCGCATCGTGCCGTCGGCCAGGTGGATGGTCTCCATGTCCAGGCAATCGTCGGCCATAGCCACGCCGCCGTTCTTCATGGCCGATTCCCTGATGCGCTTGGCCGTGGGCGAGTTGCCGCGCCGTTCGTCGTACGTAAGTGCGTTGAACAAACTACGCTCCCCAGCCCCGAACTGTTTCATAAGTTTTTGCTTAACCTCGGCGGTCACCACTATCTTCCTTTTCATATCCTGCTCCTTTTATATCGGTTTTTGTATTCTTCTCCTCTTATTCCCTGCCCATTATCTATGCCCTTCGTCTTGGCTTTCGTTACCGAGGGTGTCAAGCATCATCTGGTATTGCTCGCACATGCGGCGTTTGGCTTCCAGTTCGTTGATGTTTGCCAGGGCCACAGCCGACATGACGTTCCCCCTCACGCTCGCCTCCAGCAGCAACTCCTGCGTGCCGTCCATCCTTTTGCGCAGGTATTCGCGCAGCTTGCCCGGGTCGCCCTCGCCAATGCGCACCAGCAGGCGTTCGAATTCCAACTTGTACACATGCATCTTGTAGGCGTCTTCCGAGTGCCAGCGGAAGAATCGCTCGTAGTCTTCCACCATCATCTCCTTGTACCGCTCCATGTCATTGGCCATGATGGCCAGCTTGTTCTCCGCATCCTTGGCCAGCATCGCCAGCTTGCCGTTCTTTTTTTCCGTGTTCATGTGTGTATCTCCTTTTATTTATTGTATTCGTATATATTTGGGCGGCTTTTCACTCCGTCGCAAACCATCAGCCTGTAAACGAGATTTTTCACATACTCCTCTGGAGCGGTGAAAATGATGCCCTGCTCGGGGTCATAGCTGAATCTTACGCGGTCGGTCATCAGCCTTTGGGCCACTCTTCCCTTGAAATCGTTGGTCGCCCATTCTTTTATCTTTATATTGTCGTTCATCTTCTTTAAGTTTTAAAATTTGTACATTCGCGCCTTTTTTCGTATCTTTGGCGCGTGTTCTGTTCTGAACACGTTGCAAAGATAGAATTAATTTTGCAATCTGCAAAACATTTCTCCTCTTTTATTTCTCAAAATGCAAAATATGAATAAAAAAGAACGTTTAGAGGCCTTAATTTCTCATTTTGACGAGGGGAAGCCATCCCGATTTGCGAAAAGACTCGGAGTTTCCCCTTCTACTATTAGTACCTGGATGTCCCGCAATACCATTGATTACGATCTGATTTTTGCAAAATGCAAAGATGTTTCCCCTGGATGGCTTCTTACCGGTGAAGGCAACATGATCAAGGCAGAACTGGCTGCTCCAAAGGCTACCCAGCTGTTAGTACCCACTCCCATGCCTAAGGCGACACCCCCTACAAAACGCTCCTCTAAGACCGAGAGAAAGGGTATTCCGCTCATTTCGCAAACTGCAATGGCGGGTTATTTCGCAGGAGAAGAGGACGCAGACATCAACGCATACGATTATTTTGTGATACCTAGTTTTAAAAATGTCGACTTCCTTATTCGGATAAGTGGCGATTCAATGGAACCTACATATCGGTCTGGTGATATTGTGGCATGCCAGGTCGTACCCATGCAAGATATATTCTTTCAATGGAATAGGCCTTATATTATTGATACCAACCAAGGGGCTCTTCTGAAACGTATCCGACAAGGAGAAGACAACAACCACTTACTCATCGTATCAGACAATCCTGAATACCCTCCCTTTCAGCTCCACAAGTCGCATTTCTACCACGTCGCACTCGTTAAGGGGATAGTACGCGCTGAATAGTTGATAATTCTCATCTAAAACCCCTCTCAACGCCCCTCCCTACCACCCCGACACCCCCC